TTCACAGCGAATTGATATATTTTAAGAAAGGGGAAAAGGCGAAATTATGGTTTACCACCGCCCTGGATATTTACGAAAATTTGAAAGTAAAACACACAGTATTCGCCGGGGCCATACCTGATGAATTACCTTTTAGTATTGCCGGGGCATTAACCCAAACTTACCCCCACCAGGAAAAGTACAGGCCCATATTTTGGGGCAAAGTTGATAAGGGTTTTAAACAGATTTATGAGATAGCCCAAAAATATTGGGCAGTAAGTATGGGAGGAAATAACAGCAGCAATTTTGAAATTTTGATTTATAATATTTTGAGTAAAGCAGCATACTATAAATTAAACATTGACAAACCCTATTTATGGAAACAAAAAAGAACTTTTTTACCTGAGCGCAAAAAAATATAAATAATGGCAACAGTATTTACCCCGGCAGAATTGAGGGCCCGTTTTATTGGACAAAAGAGGGGGTTAATTTATGACGAGGCCCTGGATATTTATAACAAATTACGCATACATGCTGATGGCGAAACACCGATTTTATTAATAAAAAAGGCCAGGCCAAATGAAAGCGAAGAGGTTAGAATATACCGGAATGATATTTATGAGAGCGAAACACAAAACCCAGTTGAAAGGGTTTTGGGGGTATTGGAAAAGATACGCCGTTCACCTGATTGGATGATGAGGTTTGATGAAGAGATACCAGCCATTATTAATAAGGAGGAAACCCCCAAAAAATATTTGACTGAAAATTACCCGGTTTATGGGGATATTGAATATTGGATTTTTGAAGAGTTACTGAGGGCATTAAGCCTGGATGGTAACGCCATTATTTGTGTAATGCCTAAAACCTTTGCCCAGCCGGAGGGTAACGAATATTTAGAGCCCATAGCAAAAATTTTTAACTGCAAAAATGTGGTGGATTTTGTACCCGATGATTATTGTATTTTAAAAAGTGATGAACTAAGCAGCCTATTAAACCCTGATGAACAGCAGTTACGGTTAACCAATGGTAAAGCCACTATTTTTTTAACTGAGGGCAGGGAAATTTTTGTACCTGGCCAGGTTTATTATTTAATAACTAATAGCAGCTACCAAAAATGGGAGGAAACCCAGGATGGGAAATATAATTTAACCATGAATTTTCCCCACACATTAAAAGATTTACCAGCGTTTCAAATGCCTGGCAGGTTTGTTAAAAGGGTGGGGGATTATACACTGAAAAAAACCCCGTTGTTTCCAATGGTGCCACACCTTAACAAAGCAGCCCGAGAGTCAAACGATTTAGATGCAGGGGTAATTATGCATTTGTATTTGGAAAAATGGCGAATAAATAACGTACCCTGCAGTACATGCAGCGGCACTGGTAAAACCCTGAATGATGGCATAGCAAACGAATGTAAAAGCTGCAAAGGCACTGGTTACGCCAATGGTAAAAGCCCGTTTAATGAAGTGGTGATAAGGCCAGCGGCCCTGGGTGAGCAGGCAATACCTACACCCCCCCTGGGTTATGTTGATAAGAACCCGGAAATATTAAAAATTCAGAATGAACGCATAGAGCAACACATTTACAGGGCCCTATGTAGTGTAAACATGGAGCATTTAAGTGATGCCCAACTAAACCAAAGTGGAACCGCAAAAGCGTATGATAGGGATGAAGTAAATAACACCATTTACACCTTTGCCACCATGTTAACAGCCGTAACAAATGCAGTGGTAAAGCATATTATTGATTTGCGTTATGGGGGCATTATTGCCAGCCCGGAAGAAAGGGCCAAATTGTACCCAGTGGTACCAGTACCGGAAAAATATGATGTTATAAATTCCAGTTTTTTGATTAATGAATACCAGGTGGCAAAAACAGCCGGGTTAAACGGTATTATACTGGCTGAAATGCAAAAAGAAATTGGGCAAAAAAAGTTTTATGCAAACCCAAAAGTTTCTGAGTTTATACAATCGGTTATGGATTTAGACCCATTCCCCGATAAAACCACAGAGGAAAAGGGAGCCATTGAAGCCCAAAAGCTGGCCACAAAAGAGGATGTTGTTTTATCGTTATACATAAGCGATTTTGTAAGGAGGGCCCAGGAAGAGGATGAAAATTTTAGCAGTAAAAGCGATATCGAAAAGCGGGAAAAGTTACTGGAATATGCAGCCGAAAAGGTGGAGGAACTGAGCGCAGCCGCCCAAATACAGCAGGATTTGTTTTTTGAGGCCCAGGGAGCCCAACCAGGCCAGGAACAGCCACCAGGCAGCCAAACACCTGGGGAGCCGGCACCAGGGCAGGAAGGGGCCCCGGAAGCCAAAAACAAACCCACCAACGGCCAGCAGAAACCAAACACCCCAGCGAAAACACCAGCAAAGGCAGCAGCGTAAAAAATGAGCGACATTAAAACGATAATGCAAACTATTGAACATGCAGTTAATAACCTGGATAATGCAGCCCTGAAAAAACAGGGGGTAATTTATAAGGAAGTAATGGCGAAGCTGAAAAAGTTAGAAACCAAAGGGGATAAGATTGCAAATAACATTACTAACCTGAGCCTGATAAATGAGATTACAATTTTGATCGAAAAATTGATGCTGGATAAAGGGTATAAAGACGAAATAAAAAAATTTACCCAGGCGTATAATGGGGTACAGGAACTAAGCAATAAATATTTTGCCAGTTTTGGAAAGGCCAGTGGTGATGTAAAAAAGAAACTGGAAATTTTAAAAAATACCGCAGTTGAAAGCACCATAAACAATTTAGCGGAAACCGGGCTGCAAATAGGGGTTACCAACGGGTTAAGGAACATTTTAAAAACCAATATTACCGGGGGAGGTAGTTATGTCGATTTAACTAAGGAGCTGAAAGATTACATAACAGGCACCCCCGAACAAACCGGCAAAGTTTCGCAGTATGTAAGAACCTATGCAACTACCAGCATAAACCAGTTTAGTGCAGAATATAACAAAGCACTGGCCCAGGATTTAGGTTTGGAATGGTACCAGTACGAGGGCAGTTTATTGGAAACCAGCCGGCCATTTTGTAAAATGGCAGTAGATAAACATTACATACACGTTAGCGAATTTCCAACCATTTTAAAGGGGGATTTTGGGCCCCTGGGAACTGTTAAGTTATACGACAAAACCGGATTACCGGAAGGGTTGATGGAGGGCACCGACCCGGATAACTTCCCGCGCAGGCGGGGAGGGTGGAATTGTGGCCACCAGCTGATAGCGGTTGATAGCCTACTGGTACCCACTGCAAAAAAATTGGCAGTATGGAATACCCCGGCATATAAGGAATGGGAAAAAGAACAATTTAAAAAGGCCCAGCCGGCACCCCCAGCCCCACCACCGGTACCAGCCAAACCAGCTACAGTGGCAGAACTGGCAGTTAAGGCAATACCACCGGTTAAAATGCCAGCCGGGGTGGTACGAACAGCTGCAGAGGAAAAACACCTGGAAACCATACAAACCAACAATAAAGAACATTTGGAAGCAATGGAAAAAAAGGATATGGTTTTTTATCCCGAAATGGCAAAGTATTGGCCTGAAAATATTAAGATTGAATTTAACGAGGTAAAAGGTTCATTTTTCCAAAGCGGCCAGGGGTACATTGCGGATAAAATTGTTATCAGTGATAATGAAAGGGCAGAAAGGCCATATTTTAAAAAGAAAATTATGTTACATGAGGGAGCCCACGCCATACACTACAACCAAAAAGTAATTACGCATACAGCAGTTGACCCGGTTTATGAAAAGTTTTTTAAGGGGTTAAAGAAGATCATTAAGGGCAAAGAGCTGGAAATTGAAAATGTTTTGCGGAAATGGCGCAACGATAATTTTGATGATAAAGACAAATTAGAGGAAGTAACCGTTATGACCGACACCCTGGGGGGATTAACAAAGGGGAAATACGGCTGGGGGCATGATGTAGCGTATTATAAGCGGCAAAATCATGGCCACATGGAAGTATTCGCCCACGCGGTTACTATTGCAAAGCTGGGTAACCAGCTGGGAAGCGAACATGAGGCCCTGAAAGCGTTAATAGACGAAATGAAAGTTTATGGTTTACAGTGGTTGAAATGAGTAAGACATTGCCCCCAAACCCTGTTTTGGTTCATCCTTATAAACGATTTTTTTATTTTCCTTTAAAGCCTGGGGTACCAGTGTTTCCATAATAAAGGGGATGCCGAAAAATTCAGCCCCGGCAAACAATTCCTTATCCGTTTGCCCGGTTAAAGCCAAATATTTATCCAAATTTGCTTTGATTGTTTGCTTTGATGCCATAGCAGAAAAGTAAAAAAGTTTTTTTACTTTTTTTTATTTATTTATTTGGTGTATGGTTTATTTTACACCTATCTTTGATTTATAAAACACCCCCAGTTATGAATTACATTAAAAAGTTAGAAGCCCAGGTTACAGATTTAAAGGAAAACCAGGTGCAGGTTGAAACCATGTTAACTGAATTACTGGCCTACCTAACCCTGGATAAATTTACCAGCAGCATGGAAAATAATTATGTAAACGCCCAGGAAATGAAGGGCAGAATTTACGAAATAAGAAACGCAATAAACGCCGGTTAAAATAACCGGTTTTTTTTTTGAAATAAATTTGGAGTGTATGCGAAAGTGTACACTATCTTTGTATAACAAAACCAATAAAAACACCACCGTTATGATTACTGAAATTAAAAATGAAGCCGGAAACGTAATTGCAGTTGTTACCCCAGGTGCAGCCTGGCTGATAGCTGAATTTAAAAAATTAGGGTATGAGTTAAAAATTTATACTAACCTAAGAGGCCAATTGTGTGCAAACTGCACTAAGCAAAGTGCAAAAATGAAATGGCCAAAAAATGTATTTTCCTTTTTTTATGGCAGCAATTTAAACAGGGCAAAAAGCCTGGTGGAAACCCTGGCTAAATGGAATGCATGGGAGCAAAGAAAACAGGATAATAAAGCAGAGAAAAAACAGGCCAGGGAAAATTTTACAAACCCTTACCAGGTGGGCCAGGTTTTCTATGATTCCTGGGGTTATGACCAAACCAATGTTGATTTTTATCAAATTGTGGAGGTAAAACCTAAAAGTGTGGTATTACGCGAAATAGCCAGTTTTTATTTGGATGGCAGCCGGGTAAAACCAATGCCAGGAACCTTTACAGGGGAGGCCAAAATTAAGCCCATACAGCTGAGGGTTTATGATGGCAAAGCAAACCATTACATAAACGGGGAAAGGGGCAGTATTAGCCTATATGATGCAGGTGATAAGGGTTTATATTATTCTACTTACCATTAACAAACCAGGCCTGGGGGTAACAACCCAGGCCTTAAATAAAAAACACATGAAAAAATATAATGTTTACTACACAATTGACAAAGCAAAACGCCAACACTATTTTTTAATAGATGCCACCAGTGAAACCGGGGCCCGGTTAGAGGCACAAAAAAGAATTAAAAAACTGCAGGATGCAGGCAAACCCGGCCCATATACAATTATTAAAGTAGAACTTTCACAGGGGTTTTACATTTAACCACCAGGCCTGGCAAATAAGCCAGGTTTTTTTATGCCCCCTGGTACCAGGTAAAAATATTTTTAAAATAAAATTTGTGTATGTTATTTCTTACACATACCTTTGATGTATCAAAATAAAAAAACATGACAAACGAAACACTAACAGCGACAATGGTAAGGATGGTAATTTTAGATGCTATTTCTAAAGGCCACATAAACGCCACACAAATGATGGAATACATGAAAACCCAGGCTTTTTTTGATGCAGTAGCATTATACAAACAGTTATACCACGAAACTTTTTAACCACCAGGCCTGGGGATAACCCAGGCCACAAATTTTTAAAACATGACCAAAGAAATGAGCAACGAACAAAGAGCAGCCTGGAAAGCAGAAATGGAAAAACGCAATGGGATTAAAACCACCCACCTGGTAATATTTGAGGGCAGGCAATTTGAAATAAGGGGGTACCATGAGTTAAGATATTTGCATAATTCAAAATTTACATACCAGGTATGGACAAAGCAGGATGAAAATAATTCGCATGGCCTAACCATTACACCTGGTAAAAAACTGGGGCAGATTTTCCGGGAATTAATAACCAGGGTGGAAAAATCAGAGGCAAACGGAAAAAAATACAGGGCCTTTGAAAATGCATACACCGCCCTGGATAATGCAGGAAAAATCAGTGATAGCCGTT